ATGAGACGGTCACCGCAGGGCCGGACTTCACACCCCAACCCTTCGGCAACTCTGATCTCACCGGCACGTCAGCCACCGCAATATTCAGTTCTCGGATGATCGCGCTCACCGCGTCCTGTTGGACGAGCATCGTCACCCCCCATACCTGTGAATGTCGAGGCCGGACGAAACAGCAGACTGAATCAGGTAGCCGTGCTTCGCCTCAGCAGCACGCGCTTGCGGAACCCGCATAGCGACCAGCGCGACCGGCTTACCGCCCTTGTCCTTCTTCATCCGCACGTCCGCGTTCATCTCCGCAGGCACCCCCGAAGCGACCCGCTGCCCCGCCTGCTGAACAAGCGGCGTAGCGGCCTCCAAGAGCTGCTGCCAGAAATCGTCAGGCAGATTCTTCTGAGCCATCAGCCCTCACCCCTCTGGCACACGAACACAACAGACGGGCGATGCCTCGACAACGCGGGCCGGCGGAATGCCGCAAAATCATGCGGCGGCTCCAGCACCGTGAACCACTCCCCCCGGATCAACACCTCAGAATCAGCATCGACCACCGTCCCAGACGGGGCGAACACCCGAAGCTGCACGAAAGCACCCTCCCGGTCCTGCCCCACATCCTGAGCAAGCACGAGCGGCTGCACACGACACGTCACAGTGACGGAACCACCCGGCATCTGCGGTACCCCGTACTCGTCCACTTCTGGACGCTGACGGATCACCACAGGCTCCCACGCCTCATTCACCGGTACCACCGCTCCGGCCAGCGCGACGCACGCGGGAAACTCCCCCGAGCACCAGCCTGATACAGCAGGCCCAGTTCCTCACGGTGCGCATCGGTCAGGATAAGCCGACCGAACCCGACCAGCCCATCAACAGACGAACCATAGGTCACCGAATCGGACTCAGCGCCCGTAGTCGAGGACACTGAAGCCTGACCGACGTTCCCGCCAATCAGAACCGCTGCGGCCACCATGTCACGGATCACGCGCTTAGCGGCATGAGCCAACCACGGTGTTGCCGCAACCTCCGCATCGAAGTCCCTACCGACACGAGAGAAAGCGTCACGCACAATCTCCTCCGCGTCGCCCAGAAGAACCACGACCCGTGCAGCCTCATCCACCGCCAGCGTCACCGGCAGGCGTGAGGCCAGATCATCAAACTCAACGAGCATGACGCACCCCCTTTTCGGAGTCAGCGCGTCGCCGCGATGATCTCCTTCTTCGTCAACCCCTTCGGGTCAATCCCCTTCTTGACGGCATAAGCACGCCACACATCCAAGGACTCAGTACGCTTCGGGGCACTAGGCCCCTCAACCACCTTCTCGACCGGGGCAGGCTTCGGCTTAGCAGCACGGGTGACAACAGGACCGGAAGGCTTAGACACAACCTCGGAAGCCAAAGCGCCCTGCGCCTCCAGCCACTCCGCCATAGCGTCCTCAACCTCGACCGAAGAACCCCGCAACAGAACACCCGTGCCCGGATTCCACGCCCGGGCCAGCGTCACCCGACGCATCACAGACCCTTGATGCGAACGACGGACTTCGGGTTGTCCACAGCGATAGCCCGCTTACGGACCAGATCGGAACGCCACGACATGGTGGGGCCACCAATAGGAGAATCGCCACCCTCGACATACAGGGGGGTAGCGGTCAGCGGCATGGTGTCAGACTTGAAGCCAACGGCGTTAGCCTCGAACACATACGCCTCATCCTTCGGCATCAGACGGGAAGTAGCAACATTCAGGGTGCCGAACAACTGGTAGCCGGTCAGGCCCTTGTAGACAGGGTTGTCATGAGCAACATCACCGATGTAGAGCTTCTGGATCTGCTCGTTGCGGATGATCTTCGTGAGCGCCTGCGGGTGGACCAGCAGGGTGTTCGGGTCGTAGTCGAAGATGCGGGTCTCGTCACCGTCAACGGTGGCACCCTGCACCATCTCGATAGCGTCGAACAGATCCTTCACCGGGTCGCCAGCAGTCCAGGCGGCGGAAGCCTGCAACTCGGGGATGGCAGCGGCGTTGAACGCGCCGAACACGGCATT